GGAACAACTCTTTACTATAGCACTGATGGAACAGTATCTGCTAATGATTTTACAAATAATTCTCTCACAGGATCATTCTCTATTGTAGGAGTAGGATCTACTGTTGGAATTGCAACAATTTCCAGAATCCTTTCTAACGAAGGTGGCACAGAGGGCACAGAATATTTTACCCTCAGTATAAGAACAGGATCTACTTCAGGAACAGTTGTGGCAACTAGTTCCTCTGTTGCAGTTTTAAATGTTGAACCATCTTATAACATTGGTGTCTCTACAACAACTATTAATGAAGGTGGGACTGTTAACTTTACAATCAACACTACTGATGTTGGAGCAGGAACATCCCTCTATTATAGCAGTAGTGGGACAGTATCTGCTGCTGATTTTACAGACAATTCTTTAACAGGATCATTTAATATTGTAGGCACAGGAGTAACAACAGGAATTGCAACTATTACTCGAACAATTGCAACTGATGTTTTTTCAGATAATGCAGAAACTTTTCAACTTATTGTAAGAACTGGATCAATATCAGGAACTATTGTAGCAACTAGTTCTACCGTAACAATTAATGATGTTACTCCTACTTATACTGTAGGAGTTTCTACTACTATTGTTAATGAAGGTAGTTCAGTAACTTTTACAGTTACTACAACAAATTTACCAAATAATACAAACTTATATTATTCAACAATTGGTTCCGGAATTACTGCGTCCGATTTTACCAATAATTCTCTAACTGGAAGTTTTGCAATTAATAACAATTCTGGATCTTTTAGCAGAACTATTTCAGGTGACAGAACAACGGAAGGAGCAGAGCAATTTCAAATTGAAATTAGAACATTAAGCACATCTGGGTCAATAGTTGCAACTTCAAGCACGATTACGATTAATGATACTTCTAGAACACCTGGAGCAGATCCAAGTGGAAAAACATTTGGACCAGTTCAAGTTAACAGAGATAATGGAAGTACTGCAAGTACATCTGATTGGTATACAATTTGTGGTATAGCAAGTTTACCTGCAGGATCAAGCATTGCTTTGTTTATTGATAACTCTGGAAGCATGACAACTGCTACGGTTCAAGCTTCATATAATCTTTTACTTTCTAAACTTGCAGAAAGAAATATTAGTATTATTACAGTTGAAAATGGAAACGAGGACTGGATTACTCCATTTTTGACTGAATTAAGTTGACAATGGTGCTAGAATAGATACTCAAGAGAACATCATAGAAATATGAATCTGGATGAAATTCAGGAGATGTGGCAGAGAGACTCTGTTATTGATCCCGATAATTTACACGATGAATCTTTAAAAATTCCTCAACTGCACTCAAAGTATTATACGATTTATAATACGATTACTTTGTTGCGTGAAAAAGCAAGAGAGACATACAGTAAAGTAAGACTTGAAAGGTATAATTATTACACAGGAAAGGCACCCATAGAGGTCTATGAAGAAGAACCTTTTCCTTATAAGGTTAGGGACAAAGATGCCTTACAGAGGCATATGGACGCTGATGAGAGGTTGAATAAAATAGATCTCAAGATTCGTTACTATGATATTATGCTCAAGTTTCTTGAGGAGATTATCAAAACTGTTTCAAATCGCACTTATCAAATTAGAAATGCTATCGAGTGGCACCGTTTCCAAGCAGGGTTCAATTGAGTCAATAAATATTCATAACTGATATTTTATGGATGTCACATTTGATTATCTCAAAAAAGAATGAGGTATATCTTCAAGTTGAAGCAGAACCATATGTCTATTATGAACTAAGAGACGCATTTCAATTTGAAGTTCCAAACGCTAGATTTGCTCCCGCTTATAAGAATAAGTGGTGGGATGGATTCATTTATCTGTTTAATGTCAATACAAAAGAAATATACGTTGGTTTATTAGATAAACTTATAAGATTTTGTGAGCAACACAACTACACGTATGAGTTTATAAACAATAAATTCTATGGCCTTCCTTTTGAAGTCAATGATATGATTTCAAAAGAGGGTGTAAAAGATTATATGGCATCTATTTGTAAGTATGCTCCCCGCGAATACCAAGTTGAGGGAGTATACGACGCTTTAAGACATAATCGAAAGTTGTTGATATCTCCAACTGCCTCTGGAAAGTCATTGATGATATACTCGATTGTGAGATATTACGTTGAGAAAGGACAAAATACTCTGATAGTCGTTCCGACGACATCCCTTGTAGAGCAGATGTATAAAGACTTTGCAGATTATGGGTGGGATGTTGGTTCATATTGCCACAAGATCTATGCGGGAAAGGAGAGAGAAACAGACTCACAGGTCATCATTACAACCTGGCAGTCCATCTACAAACTTCCCCGACAATATTTCTCAAGATTTAATGTGGTCGTAGGAGATGAAGCACACCAGTTTAAATCAAAGTCACTAGTATCTATAATGACAAAGCTTTCTGATGCAAAATATCGTTATGGTTTCACCGGCACGCTAGACGGCACGCAGACACACAAGTGGGTTCTAGAAGGTTTGTTTGGGCCATCTTATAAAATCGTTCGCACAGATGAATTGATGCAAAAGGGTCATGTTGCTAAACTGGACATTAATATTCTGCTATTGAAACATCCACCGAATAGATTTGAAACATTTGAAGATGAAGTTCAATATATTATCAATCACGAAAAACGAAATAAGTTTATTAAAAATCTTGCCATAGATCTTAAAGGTAATACTTTAATTCTATTTTCCAGAGTCGAAGGTCATGGACAACCTTTATACGAACTCATAAATAATAGTATAGTTGAAGAACGTCATGTATTTTTTGTACACGGTGGTGTAGATACGGAGGATCGAGAAAAAGTCAGAGAAATCACAGAAAAAGAAAGCAACGCAATAATTGTTGCATCTTATGGAACTTTTTCTACTGGTATTAATATTAAAAATCTACATAACGTAATTTTTGCATCTCCATCTAAATCAAGAATTAGAAATCTTCAATCAATCGGAAGAGTTTTAAGAAAAGGAGATAACAAAACAAAGGCAACTCTATATGACATTGCCGATGATATTAGTTATAAATCAAGAAAAAATTATACACTCAATCACCTCATTGAAAGAATTAAAATTTATAACGAAGAAAATTTTAACTATGATATTGTAAACATACCGCTTAAAAACTAATGGGAGAAGAGTTCTACGCAATCATTAAACTAGTATCTGGAGAAGAAATTCTATCATTAGTCATGATAGATGAAAATGATGGAGATCCTGTCGTTGTTCTTCAAAATCCTATTACAATAAAGAGTTTTCATAATCAACATGGAATGCATTTAAAAGTAAAATCATGGATTGAAATGTCTGATGATGATTTCTTTATAATTAAACTTGATAAAATTATTACAATAACGGAAACTAATGATAAAAAATTAATTAATATCTATAATAATTACATAGAAGATGATGATACAATTGATTTTTACAATTCATCAGGTACAGGTAAAGTAAAACCCTCCTCAAAGATGGGATATCTCTCTTCTGTTGAAGATGCTCGTAAAAATCTTGAAAAGATTTTCAAGGATCTTAAAGAAAGCTAAAACTTATCTTTAACGACGACAAAGCGATTCTACATACTTTTTTGCATCTTGTCAAGCCTTTTTAAAATGTGTTATAATAAACAAAAGTTATAATAAATGAGTCCGATGGTATGTCAAAGAAAAAACCTGAACATTATGTAAATAATAAAGAGTTACTAGAGGCATTAATTGTTTATAGAACTAAAGTCGAAATATCGTATTTAAAAAAGTACGATAAAGATCTTACAAAGCAACCAAAAGAAGAAAGAGCAAAACATTGGGAGGGAAAACCACCAATTTCAAATTATCTTGGCGAATGTTTTTTAAAGATCGCAACTCATTTATCATATAAACCAAATTTTGTAAATTACATGTTCCGTGAAGACATGATTTCTGATGGAATTGAAAATTGTGTTCAATATATTCACAATTTTGATCCAAGTAAATCGACTAATCCTTTTGCGTATTTTACACAAATTATTCATTATGCATTTTTAAGAAGAATTCAAAAAGAAAAGAAACAGTTAGATATTAAAACTAAGATTATCGAAAGAACTGGATATGATGAGGTAATGATGGTTGATGATAGCTTGCTTTCTGCACATAGTAGCGACTATAATAGTATTAAGGATGCCATTCAATATAAGAACCGATGAAGATTGCTGTAATTACGGATACCCACTATGGGGCTAAAAAAGGATCAAAGTATCTTCATGATTACTTTGAACTTTTTTATAAAAACGTATTTTTCCCTGCTCTTGAAGAACATAAAGTAGAATCAGTCATTCACATGGGTGATGCTTTTGATAGTCGTAAGTCAATTGATTATCAAAGTCTTGAGTGGTCAAAAAGAGTTGTATTTGATCACTTGAGGAAGTATGATGTTCATATGATCATTGGTAATCATGACACATATTATAAATCAACTAATAGTATAAATTCTCCAAGTCTTTTACTTCAAACTTACTCAAACATTAAAACTTATAGTGAAGTAACAGAAATAACCATTGATGGTCTTAAAATTATGTTACTTCCATGGATTAATCCAGAAAATCAGGAACAAACTTTTAAGCAAATTAAAAAAACTAAAGCAAAGGTTGCGATGGGGCATCTAGAACTTCAAGGGTTTAGTGTGAATAGAAACCTGATTATGGACGAGCATGGATTGAAAGCAGATATTTTTAAAAACTTTATAAAAGTATTTTCTGGACATTATCACACTCGCTCTGATAATGGACGTATTTTTTATCTTGGAAATCCGTATGAAATGTATTGGACAGATGTAAATGATACACGTGGATTCCATATTTTTGATACCGAAACTCTAGAACATATTCCAGTTAACAATCCTTATAAATTATTTTATAACATCTATTATGAGGATACTCCATATCAATTATTTGATGCAACTGAATATGTGAATAAAATTGTAAAAGTGGTTGTTCGTAAAAAAACAAAACCTAAAGATTTTGAGAAGTTTATTGATAAACTTTACACTGCGGGTATTCAAGATCTTAAAATTGTTGAAAACTTTGATATTCAAGAAAATGAAGATTTTGAAATTGATGAGGAAGAAAATACAATTTCAATTCTAAATCGGTATATTGATGAATCAGAATTTGAGTTTGATAAGAATATTATTAAAGGTATTTTTCAGGATCTTTACAGACAATCTTGCGAGGTAGAGTAAATGTTTCTCCTTACGCTCAAAGGCAGAAAAGACGATGGAGCATACGCAGTTCAAGATCAATATGGACATAAGGTTTTATTTTTATTTGAAGATGAGGATGATGCGGTAAGATATGCTTTACAATTAGAAGATCAAGAAGATCAAGAAATGGACGTTGTGGAGGTTGATGCCGAACTTGCAATAAAGACGTGTAAGATGTATAATTACCGTTATGCTGTGATCACTCCTGACGATATCGTAATTCCTCCTCAAGATGCTAGTATTTCACAAGATTAAATATAAAAATTTTCTTTCTTCTGGTAACCAATTCACAGAAATTGACTTTGAAAAAAATCATACTAATTTAATTATCGGAACAAATGGTGCAGGTAAATCCACTGTTCTGGATGCTTTAACATTTGTTCTTTTTAATCGCCCATTTAGGAAAATTAATAAACCTCAATTAGTAAACACAATCAACGAAAAAGATTGTTTGGTTGAGATTGAATTTACTGTAAATAGTCGTGATTATTTGATTCGCCGCGGCATTAAACCAAATATTTTTGATATTGAAGTTAATGGTATTCCTTTGCACAAGGAAGCAGATGATCGTGCTAATCAAAAGATACTAGAAGAGAATATTCTTAAGGTAAACTACAAGTCTTTTACACAGATTGTAATTCTGGGTAGTAGCACCTTTGTTCCTTTTATGCAACTCACCACTGCACATCGTCGAGAGGTGATTGAAGACTTGTTGGATATTCGTATTTTTTCTGCGATGAATCTCCTTATCAAAGATAAGATTCGTGAAAAGAAAGAACAAATTAAGTCTCTTGATCTGAAGAAAGAAACTCTGAAAGACAAGATGAAAATGCAGAAGGAGTTTATTGAAGAGCTTGAAAATCGTGGTAATGCCAATATAAACACCAACAAAGACAAGATTACCAAGTTAGATCAGGAAGTTGGCATTTATATGACTGAAAATGCCCGCACAGAAGAGGATATTTTTAGGTATACAAAAGAACAAGAAGAAGTCATTGGTGCTGATAGTAAGTTAGTAAAGCTTAACAATCTTAAGGGTAAAATATCTCAAAAAGTAACTGCAATTACTAAAGAGCATAAGTTTTTTACTGAAAATACGGTCTGCCCCAC